GGAAACTATCTTACTTGGTTTATTGATACATCAAGCAAGCTAAGTGTATTCATCAATTCATCGGTGATATATACGGCAACCGGAACAATATCTACAAACACTTGGACGCATATAGCGGTTTCACGTTCGGGAACGTCTTTGCGCGTGTTTATTAACGGTACGCAAGATGGATCGACTGTTACTAATTCCACAAGTTTGTTAAATGGAGCAAGCCGCCCAACAATTGCACAGCAGGGCTTTGACCCTGTAGGTGGCACAAACTGGTTTCCCGGTTACATCGATGACCTACGCATCACCAAAGGCTACGCAAGATACACAGCTAACTTCACAGCACCTACTGCGCCCTTTGCGCTTCAATAAGGAGAGATCATGCTGATTGCAAAGATTGAGAACGACGCGATACAGCAGGTCGCGGATTATCGGGCGATGTTCCCGAACACCAGCTTCCCTGTCACCGGGATCAGCGCAGAGTTCATGGCTGAGCACGGCCTAGTTGGCGTCACGGTCTGGAAGCCGCACACCGCAGCGCAGAGGCTGGTGCCGTGCGATCCGTACCTTGAGGACGGCCAGGTGTTCACGGTGCGCGTCGAGGACAAGGCCGAGGACGAGCTGGCCGCAGAGGCAGCAGCAGAGTCCGCGGCCAAGGCGGCGACCGTGCGTGCCGAGCGCAACCGCAGGCTGTCCGATTCGGACTGGACGCAGCTGGCTGACGCTCCGGTCAACCGTGATGCGTGGCTTGCCTACCGCCAGGCGCTGCGGGATCTGACCGCGCAGGCTGGCTTTCCCTTTGAGATCACCTGGCCGGAGCTGCCGACAGTGTAAGTCCAAATACCAACCGCCCCGATGGGGCTCAAGAAAAAGACTACAGAAGAAAGGAGCCCCAGATGGGCAAGTCACAGAAGCTAGGGAACATGCCGAACGCTCCGGCCTTTAGTGCGTATGCCAATGCGAGCACGTCTATACCTACGGCTGCGATTACTAAGGTCAATTTTGCGGTTGAGGATTTTGACACCAACAGCAACTTCGCCAGCTCGAGGTTTACGCCGACTGTCGCTGGGTACTACCAGATCAACGCAAGCGTGCAGTTCACTGGTAGCACGACCAACCCTCTCTGCTACATCACAAAGAACGGCTTGCAGGTTAAGTGCGGAAGCTACACGACAGGATCGTTTACTGGCCCGGTCTCTGTGGCCAGCGGTTTGGTCTACCTGAACGGCAGTACCGACTACGTTGAGGTGGCTGCATACCACGCGACAGGCAGCTCTGTGAACACGCTTGCTGCTGCCGACACGACCAGGTTTGACGGCTGCCTTGTGCGCCCTGCTTGACGGAGAGAGTGATGGAGAACTGGTTGACCAATCTGGGTGTCGGCGTTGGAGCTGCTGTTGCTGGTGCTTATGCCATGTGGCGCAAGGTGCTGGCTGACAACCGCGAGGGGCGCATGAATAACACGGCAGATGCTGCCACTCAGCAGGTCATCCAAATGCTGCGCGATGAGGTCGAGCGGCTGTCGCAGCGGTTGGCTGCGGTCGAGGAACAGAACCGCAGGTGCGAAGAAATGAATGATGCCTTGCGCGAAGAGGTACACCAGATGAAGAAGCAGCTCCACCTGTTCTGATGTGCTTGACCCGATCACCATTGCCGCGGCCTACAAGGCATGTACCACGGCAATCGACCTGGCCAAGAAAGGTGTCGAGCTCTACAAGCAGATCAAGAGTACCAGCGGGGATGTCAGTGACGTACTGAAAGACCTGCGAGAGCAGTACCACAAGATCGTCAGCCCGACCAAGGAGCAGACGAAGCAGTACAACGAAGAGGTCAAGCGGGTGCAGGAGGTGGCGAAGGCCACGCCGGATGATGTGCTGAATGACATCTGGTCGAACCTTGGCAACTTCATCGACCAGTACGAAGCGCTCGCAAAGATATATGTGCAGAGCGAGGCGGCAGCAAAGGAAGTTTACCGAGGCGAGTTATCGGTAGGTCGCAGGGCGCTGGAGCGCATCCGGCTTGAGAGCAAGCTGAACGAGATGCTGGCGCAGGTGCGAGAGCAGATGGTCTACAACACGCCGCCCGAGCTCGGCAGTGTGTGGTCAAGGTTTGAGAAGGCATGGACTGACATTCAGAATGAGCAAGCAGATGCGTTAGCAGCAGAGACTAGAAAGATTCAGGCGGCTCGATGGCAACGAAGGCAGGCGGTAAATCGGCTCAAGGCGCGTCTGGTATACGTTGGGGCGACCGTGTTCGTGATTCTATGGGCGGTGGGAATAATGCTTCTGGTGGTCAGAAGCGCGACGATGAGAATGTACCTTGGTCATTGATCGCCACGGTCATGGCTGTGGTGCTGATGTTCTTTATCGTCATGCCTATCCTGGCTTTCATGTACTACGACATGTGGTTTGCGACCCAGGCTGCAGTGCATGAAGTCAAGAAGATGAAAGATTTGAGGCGTCAAATTCTAGAGGAGCGGCGTCAAGAAACCATTAGGAGCGAATGATGTTGACACTGTCGCAGCTGAAGCAAATGATCCCGCGCAACCCTTATGCCCACCACTGGCATGAGGCGTTGGCGCAGCCGCAGGATGAGCTCGGCGGGTCGACCCTGCTGGATGACTACGAGATCAACACGCCCACCCGCATCGCTGCCTTTGTCGCGCAGTGCGCCCATGAGTCTGGCGGCTTCATGGTGCTGAAAGAAAACCTGAACTACAAGCCGGCCACGCTGCGCCGGATCTTCCCCAAGTACTTCCCGACCGACGCAGACGCAGAGGCGATCTGCCGCCGGCCAGACAAGCAGGCTGCCATTGCGAATCGTGTCTACGCAAACCGCATGGGCAACGGCTCAGAAGAGTCTGGAGATCCAGCCGCCTGGATCGGCCGCGGGTTAATTCAGCTGACCGGGCGTGCGAACTATCAAGCCTTTGCCGACTCGCTCGAGATGAGCATCGACGATGTGCCTGAGTACCTGGCCACGTTTGAGGGTGCAGCACAGTCGGCCTGCTGGTTCTGGGAGACCAACAAGCTGAACCAATGGGCTGATGCAGGCGACATCCTGACCCTGACTAAGCGCATCAACGGCGGCACGATCGGACTGAACGACCGCATCAAGCACTACAAGCACGCGCTGGCCATCATGCAGGGAGGCCACTGATGCTGAAAGCTCTAGCCATCGCCCTGCTGGTCGGCATCACGATAGGTGCCTGCGAAGACCGCTTCCGCTATCCCTGCCAGGACAACAAGAACTGGAACAAGCCTGAGTGCCAGCGACCGACCTGTGCGGTGACCGGCACTTGCCCTGACCAGCTGGTACCAGCTGCTGACTTCAAGCCGGAGGGTGAAAAATGAAATGGAATCCAGACCAAATTGATTCGGTCATCAAGCTGATCATCGGCGGCACGTTCTGCGTGGTGCTGCTGATGATGTCGAGTCTCGCCATGTACTCGGTGGTCTTTGTGACCCAGCCGATGACCGGCATCGCGCCTGCTGACAAACAATTTTTCCTGCTGCTGTCGGACATGAGCAAGTACATCCTCGGTGCGCTCGCGACCCTGCTGGCCATCAAGGGCAAGGATGGTGTCGCCAAGCTGATCGACCCGCCGCCTGGTGTGTCGAAGGCCAGCGACTGGACTGACCCGCCGCCGCCTACACCCAAGGCACCGGCACCGACTCATGCGCCCGTGCGCATGGAACCGCAGCTCGACGCTGCTCCCGTTGTGACCGGATTCGGTGGCAAGAAGGCACCGCCGCCGGCTCCTGAACCTGAGATCTGAGGAGGTGTGAGATGAACACTTTGATTTTGATTCGCATGTTGGTGACCGCAGTCGCCAGCCTGGTGCTGGCCTTCAACGTCCACGCTGGTGGCGAGATGAAGAAGGTCTGCCGGATGGAGAAGGACAAGGCCGGCAAAGAGAAAGAAGTCTGCCGCGAAATGAAGGTACACAAGAAGCTCGAAGGCAAAGCCGTGCCAGCCAAATGAATCTTCTCTATACCGGTGCCGCGGTCGTCCTGGCTGCCGCCTTTGCTGGCGGTGCCGGGTACCTCAAGGGCGCGTCAGCGGGTCGCGCTGAGATCCAGCAGGCCTGGGATCAGGAGAAGGCGAAGCTGGCCGAGGAGCACGCCAAGGCAGTCGCTGCGGCGCGTGAGAAGGAGCAGCAGCTGCAGGCCCAGGCAGACCATTTGAGACAGGAGAAGGATGATGAGATTCGATCGATTAACGCTCGCGCTGCCAGTCTTGCTGACAGCTTGCGCAAGCGCCCCGAGCGCACCGCCCAGGCAAGTGCCGTGTCCAGTACCACCAGCGTTGGATGCCCCGCCTGCGTCTGCACTGGAAACTCGCTTTCTCGAGAGGATGCAGAATTTCTTGCAAGGGAAGCTGCCCGAGCCGACGAGCTCCGCGCCAGCCTCGCCCAATGCGTCAAGCAATACCAAGCCTTGAGGCTCCCCTCGACCCGCTAGGAAGGTCACTCCTACCTATCGCGGCCTAGCGGATCGTTTCCCCGGCGTGTGCCGGGGTTTTTTTCTACTTCTCATTGGCAGGCACTGCGGCACCCAGCGCGTTGATCCTGCCGCTGTACGACGCTGTGTGGCGCATCCGGTCAATGCTGTTGATCCGCTTCAGCTGCAGCTCATTGACCTCGCGCAGCTCCTTCAGGATGGTCATTCGCTCCCGAGCTGGTCGCTTGCCGGCCTTGGCGGTCTTGTCGGCTAGATCCTCATAGGCCTGCTGCCATTCCTGCTGGCTGGCGTGGACGGAGAACGGCTGCTCCTTGCCTGGCACCATCAGCGGCCAGTCGCCTAGCACAACAACTTCTGCATCAGGTTCTGCAGATTCTGCAGAATCGTTCGGCGAATCGACATGGATGAGCTCGATCTCGATCGACTCCGGCGGCGGCTCTGACGGTAGCGGTATGTCGTCATTGAACGGCGGGAACTCTGCGACCACTGGTGCCACGTCGATCGGCGGCGGTGCGATCGCATCCAGCGGGTTGGCCGGCTTGGCTGGGGTGACATCCTTCTCCCGCGGCTTGGCTTCATCTGGGTAGTCGGCTGCCTCCTCGGCGGTGATCAGACCCTTAAGCACGTCAGGGAAGGCATCGCGCAGGGCAAAGCCTCGAGCTCGCATCTGCAGCATCCGCTTGGGGTACGCCT